GCTTCGCCCCCGAGCGGATCGAGGTGTGGCCGCTGGCCAAGCTCCAGCCCTACGCGAAGAACGCGAAGGTGCACGGGCCCGACCAGGTCGCGAAGATCGCCGCCAGCATGGCCGAGTTCGGCTGGACGGTGCCCTGCCTCGTGGGCGAGGACGGAGAACTGATCGCGGGCCACGGCCGGGTGCTGGCCGCAACGCAGCTCGGACTGACCGAGGCGCCGGTGATCGTGCTGGGCCACCTGACCGAGGCGCAGCGCCGGGCCTATCGCATCGCGGACAACAAGCTCACGGAACTCGGCAGCTGGGACGAGGCGCTTCTCTCGGCCGAGCTGCAGGACCTGCTGGCGGACGACTACGATCTGTCGCTGGTCGGCTTCTCGGATGGCGAGCTGGACAAGCTGCTGGCCTACGTCGCGGAAGACGACGGTGAAGAGGAAGGTGGCGCCGGGGGCTCGGTGCCTCCGGTGACCATCCCCGAACCGCCGCGTAACCCGGCCTCGCGCACCGGCGATCTTTGGATCCTTGGCGACCACCGGCTGCTCTGCGGCGACTCGACCTCGCACGACGACGTCCGCCGGCTGATGAACGGCGAGCGCGCCGTGCTGTTCGCGACCGACCCGCCGTATCTCGTCGACTACGACGGGTCGAACCACCCGACCCGGAACAAGGACTGGTCGCAGTCCTACGGCGTCACTTGGGACGACAGCAGCCAGGGCGCGGAACTCTACGACGGCTTCATCGCGGCGGCGGTCGCCGAGGCCATCGCCGAAGACGCTGCCTGGTACTGCTGGCACGCCTCCCGCCGCCAGGCGATGCTCGAGGCTTGCTGGGAGAAGGCGGGCGCCTTCGTTCACCAGCAGATCATCTGGGTGAAGGACCGCGGGGTGCTCACCCGTTCGCATTACCTCTGGAAGCACGAGCCCTGTTTCATGGGCTGGCGCCGCCCGAACCGGCCGCCGAAGGTGGCCGAGCAAACGCTGCCTTCGACCTGGGAAATGCCGTCCTTCGCGAAGGACGAGCGCCCGGACCATCCGACGCCGAAACCGCTCGACGCGTTCGGCATCCCGATGCGCCAGCACGTCGCCCGCGGCGGGCTCTGCTACGAGCCGTTCTCGGGCTCCGGCTCACAAATCATGGCGGGCGAGGCAAACGGCCGCCGCGTCTTCGCGATGGAGATCAGCCCCGCCTATATCGATGTCGCCGTCGAACGCTGGCAGGCCGCGACCGGCCGCGACGCGATCCTCGATGGCGACGGCCGGACCTTCGCCGAGGTGAAGGCCAAGCGGCTGGGCGAGACCCCGGCCGCGGCCGAGGGGGCCCACGCGGCCTGACGACGTGGATGGCGTGGCTCTACCTTCCTCCGGCCTGCCTGCCGGAGCCGACGACGCGTGGCTCTTCGGCCTCTCGCTCTGCTCCGGCGCCGGCGGGCTCGACCTCGGGCTGCACCTCGCACTCCCCGGATATCGCACTGTGGGTCATGTCGAGCGGGACGCCTACGCCGCGGCCGTCCTCGTGGCGCGGATGGAAGACGCGGCCCTGGATTGCGCGCCTGTCTGGGACGACGTTGCCACCTTCGACGGCCGCCCGTGGCGCGGCGCGGTGGACATCGTCACTGCGGGCTATCCGTGCCAGCCGTTTTCCGTCGCGGGCAAGCGCAGAGGCGCGGATGACCCGCGCCACCTCTGGCCGCATGTCGCCCGGATCGTCGGCGAGATCGTGCCGCCCTTCGTGTTCCTTGAGAACGTCGCCCATCATCTCCGCCTCGGCTTCCCCGAAGTCGCCGGCGGACTGGTCGGCATGGGCTACCGCCTTGCGGCAGGTCTCTTCACGGCGGCGGAAGTGGGTGCGCCTCACAGGCGCGAGCGGCTCTTCATCCTCGCCCATCGCGAGCGCGACCACATGGCCGACCCCGCGCGCCTGCTCGGGGACGCGCTCGAGCGGCGGGAACCGGACGGAGATGATGCGCCTCTGGCCGACACCGCTGGCGGGCGACAGCAAGGGCACGCGGAACCAGACGAGCAACCGCAGCGAGACGGCGCGCCCGCGCAACGACGGCACGACGCTCTGCGATGCAACCCGGCTCTGGATGACGCCGACTGCGCGGGATCACAAGGACGGGGCGACGAGTCTCGCGAACACACCGGTGAACGGGCTGCTTGGCCGCCAGGTCCTGGTGACGCCGACGGCTGGCGGGAATTCCTGCGACACGCCCCGGACGTTGAACCCGCTGTTCGTCGAAGCGCTGATGGGCTGGCCCACCGGGTGGACCGGCTTCGGCTCTGTGGCAACGGAGTGGTCCCGCTGGTCGCGGCGCATGCGCTCCGAACTCTCGCAGCTGAACTGCTGGCCGATGGATGAGGGGGCGGAGTGAAGACCTGGACGATTCACGAGGTTGCGGACGCATGCCTGATGACGACTGGCGAGCTGAGCCAGTGGATCTCGCGTGGTCACTACCGGCCCTCCGAGGAGGTCCGACCCGGTCAGCGCCGGCGGTTCGATTGGCGCGATCTCGCATGCCTCGCGGTCATCAATGCGCTTCGACCGCACTGTCTGTCGATCAACGCGATGGGCCTGATCGCCGGCGACCTTCGCGAAGGACTCGCCACGATGAACCGGATCCCCGAGCGCCCGGGTCTGTTCTTCTTTGCCGCGAACTGGACCAGGGGCAGACACAGACAGACCGTTGGACTGATTCCCGAGAAGGACCTTTGCAGGGTTCTGAGGTGCCGTCCCGAGTCGCTCATCGTCGTGGATGTCTCAAGCGTTTACCGAGCGGCTCTCGCGAGGCTCCCTTCCGCGGTCGCCGCGGGAGGCGCTGTGGAATGAAACAGAGCCGCCTCATGTCGATGGTCGAGGCCGCGACGAATGTCGTCGTCGGCTACGTTCTGGCCATCGCAACGCAGATCGTCGTCTTCCCATGGTTCGGGATCGAGACGGGGCTCGCCGAGCACATGACCATCGGTCTCGCCTTCGTCGTTATCTCGCTGGCCCGCGGCTATCTGCTGCGGCGGCTGTTCGAGCGCCTGCGCGGCTGGTGACCGTTGCGCTGGCGGGTGCTCGGTCGCGCTGGTAGCCTTGGGCCATGTCCGAAGGCTGGCAGCATATCGAGATCAACGATCATGGGACCATCGTCGTCCTGCGTCCGATTTCGGACGAGGGGCGCGGCTGGTTCGAGGAGCGTGTGGGCGAGCCGGAGCCGGGCGGGATCTACACCTGCGAGCCTCGCATGGCGCAGGACATCCTGCAGGCCGCCGCGCGTGACCTGCTGTCACGGCAATGAGACACCGCCGCCCCATGCGGGACGGCGGCATCGGGACCGTCTTCGTGTGCGGCGTCAGTCGTCGGCGATCATGTAGGTCCTGCCGCGCGCCTCGACCTTCTCCGAGGTGATGGTCAGCCCGAGTTTCTTTTTCAGCGCGCCGGACATGGCGCCCCGAACGGTATGCGGCTGCCATCCGGTGGCTTCGACGATCTCGTCGATGGTCGCGCCGCCCTCGGCGCGGAGCATCGCGATCAGTGTTTCCTGCTTGGTGCCCTTCCGGCGCTGGACAGGGGCGGTCGGCGTTTCCGCCGGCGGCGTCTCATCATGTTCGTCCGTGATGCCGAGGGTGCTGTAGGCGAGCGGGGTGGCGCGCAGCGTGATCGGGCCGCGCTCCTCGTCGTGCCGCCAGACCGTGTTGAGATCCGTGGCGGCGATTTCCTCGATCAGGCCCTGCTTCAGGAGGCTCTTGCAGACGTTGCCGACGGCGCCGCCCTTGAGGCTGGCGGTGACGGGGAAGACTGCCCCGTCCTCGCGCGCGCAGGCGGTGGACAGGATGACGGCTTGGGCGTCGGAAAGCTGAATCTGGGTCATGGGGTCGTCTCCGTATTCGGGCCCGCGACATGCGGCGCCTTCTACGACCCCGAGCCGCGAAGGGCGCGCGGCGGGAGTTCCGGCGTTGCCGGAGATCAGCGGGCGTGTTCGCCCTCGCCAAAGGCGCTGTCGGTGATGCGCTTCAGGAGGCTGGCGTAGTGTTCGAGGGTGCCGACCATTGCCCAGCCCACCTCGTCAGGGTGGCAGTTGAAATGGTCGTCGCTGAGCGCCTGCAGGCGGGCGAGCATCTCGTCGATCTCGGCCTTCTTGCCGATGAAGGCGTTCAGGGCCGCTTCCTTGTTCCGGCGCGCCTTCTCGGCGCGGAGTTCGTGGCGGGGCGTGGTGATCGGGTTCAGGCGGGTGGTCATCGTGTTGGCTCCGAGTGAGTTGCATCGTCCTTGTGATCGGACGTTCGCTCCACGCGCCCGGCTTATCAACGACATAAGCACCTGACTTTGAATGATAATCGGGGCTGGCAATGCAGGGCATGAGCGAGCGCCAGTACGCCGCCCGTGTCGGGCTGTCGCGCGGCGCGATCCAGAAGGCGAAACGGGCCGGACGGCTTGTGCTCTTCCCCGATGCCTCCATCGACGCCGAAGCTTCAGACCGGCGACGTGCCGAGACGACTGATCTGTCAAAAAGCAGACCGAAGGCCGCAGGCCGTCCAGGCGGAATGAAGCCGGTGCCGGTGGCGGTCATTGCGTCTGCCAACGAGACGCTGCGCGAGAACGGGGTCACCGTTCCGGAGGTCGGTGAAGCCGGCGCCTACATGAAGGCCAAGACCTTCAACGAGATCATGAAGGCTCAGGAGCGCAAGCTCGGGCTCCAGATCAAGAGGGGCGAGTTGGTCGACCGCAACCGCGCAATCTCGCTGGTCTTCCGGCTCGCGCGCGAGGAACGCGACGCGTGGGTGAACTGGCCGGCGCGGGTGGCCGCGCTGATGGCGGCGGAGTTGGGAACGGAGACTGCGGCAATGCAGAAGGTTCTGGAGGCCCATGTCCGCGCCCATCTCGAGGAACTCGCCCAGCCCCGGATCGCCCTCTGAGGATATTGCCCAGTTCGACGGGGCGGAGGCGCTGCTCCGGGCCTGGGGCCGCGGCCTCACGCCGGACCCGTGGCTGACCGTCTCGGAATGGTCGGACACGCACCGCTGGCTGAGCTCGCGCGCGAGCGCCGAGCCCGGCCGCTACCGCACCGAGCGGACGCCCTACATGCGCGCCGTCATGGACGCGCTCTCGCCCGGCGATCCGACGCAGCGAGTGGTGTTCATGAAGGCCGCGCAGGTCGGCGCGACGGAGGCGGGCAACAACTGGATCGGCTTCGTGATCCACCACGCGCCGGGGCCGATGCTCGCGGTCCAGCCGACGGTGGAACTGGCCAAGCGCAACTCGCGCCAGCGGATCGACCCGCTGATCGAGGAGAGCCCGGCGCTGAAGGAGCGCGTCCGTCCGGCGCGGGCGCGCGACAGCGGCAACACGCAGCTGTCGAAGGATTTCCCCGGCGGCGTGCTGGTGATGACCGGCGCAAACTCGGCGGTCGGGCTGCGCTCGATGCCCGCCCGCTACGTCTTCCTCGACGAGGTCGACGCCTATCCGGCCTCGGCCGACGAGGAAGGCGATCCAGTGGGGCTCGCCGAGGCGCGCTCGCTGACCTTCGCGCATCGGCGCAAGGTCTTCCTGGTCTCGACGCCCACGATCCGCGGCGTCAGCCGGATCGAGCGGGAATACGAGGCGAGCGACCAGCGCCGGTTCTTCGTGCCGTGCCCGCATTGCGGTGCGATGCAGTGGCTGCGGTTCGAGCGGCTGCGCTGGGAGAAGGGCAAACCGGAGACAGCGGCGTATCACTGCGATGCCTGCGACGAGCGGATCGAGGAGCACCACAAGCCGGCGATGCTGGCTGCAGGCGAATGGCGGGCGACAGCGGAGGCCCGCGATGCGCGGACGGTGGGGTTTCATCTCTCGGCGCTCTATTCGCCGCCGGGATGGAAGAGCTGGGCCGACATCGCGCGCGACAAGGAGACGGCGACAGGGTCCGACGAGGCCGAGCGGGTGTTCCGCAACACGGTGCTCGGGGAGACCTGGATCGAGACCGGCGATGCGCCGGACTGGCAGCGGATCGCGGAGCGGCGGGAAGATTGGCCGGCCGGCACCGTTCCCGTGGGCGGGCTGTTCCTGACCGCCGGCGCGGACGTGCAGAAGGATCGGATCGAGGTCGATGTCTGGGCCTGGGGCCGCGGGCTCGAAAGCTGGCTCGTCGATCATGTCGTAATCGAGGGCGGTCCGGCGCGACCCGAGGCATGGGAGGCACTGACCGAGCTGCTCGGCCGCAGCTGGCGGCATGCCGGCGGCGCGGAACTGGGCCTCGCGCGGCTCGCCATCGACACGGGCTACGAGACGGCCGCGGTCTATGGCTGGGCCCGCTCGGTCGGCTTCGCGCAGGTGGCGCCGGTGAAGGGGCTCGAGGGCTTCAACAGGGCGAGCCCGGTGTCGGGGCCGACCTTCGTCGATGCGACCGCGGGCGGGAAGCGGCTGCGCCGCGGCGCGCGGCTCTGGACCGTGGCCACCTCGACCTTCAAGGCCGAGACCTACCGCTTTCTGCGGTTGGCCCGGCCGACGGCGGAAGAGCTGGAGGACGGGGCAACGTTTCCGCCCGGCACGGTTCACCTGCCCGGCTGGGCCGACACCGAATGGATCCGGCAGCTGACGGCCGAGCAGCTGGTGACGGTCCGCAACCGCCGCGGCTTCGCAAAGCTCGAATGGCAGAAGCTCCGCGAGCGCAACGAGGCGCTGGACTGCCGGGTCTACGCCCG